TAAACTATTATTTCTTTTTAAAATAGTCTATTATATTTTTTATCTGTTCAATTACAGGTTTTAAATAATTATCAAAGCCATGTATACCTATTCCAGCTGATATAAACCCACTGATAAATATGCACAGCAACTTATATAACTGCCACTTGTTCTCACCAGTATAGTCACTAAACATTAAATATGCTAAAAATACAAGTATTTCACTAACTAAAAACAGTGTCCAGTTAACTTGATAGCTATTATTAAACACAACTAATGATTTAATCACTTCTACTATTGCTGAAGCTAATACACCTATTATACTAATTACTATAATATATGTAATTAATTCTATTATAATGTTTTCACTAATCATTATAAATGTCCTCCACTTGCTATAAACATTGCTACACCTACTATTCCTGCATTTACTACAAGTGATAGTATTGGCTGTATAACAGTAGTCCATACTTTGTCATTCTTGTCTTTGTTAATTTCTTCTAAGTCTTTTATTTTTTCTTCATTGTTTTTACTCTTAAATTCTAATTCCTGTACTTTTGACTCAAGCACATCTACTTTTCTACCATGATCATCTATTGATTTCTTAATGTCTTCTAACTGCTCTCTAATATACTTAAACTGTACTTTGATTGTCTCAATACTCTCAAGATTGTCTGCCATGATGTCTCTCCCATTCTATTAATAAAAACCACTTAGATTTGGATGTGCATATTCTTTAAAATATTTATTGAATATTTTATTATTTATGTTTAAATTATTATTTGAGTAATCATCTTGATTATTAAACTCTATTGAAGCCCCAGAACCATCTTTAAAAGTCTTTACACCATTAGCCTTAAGACTACTTATTTCATCATAGTCATCACTGTTTAAATAATTCTCATTTATACCAATTAATAGGTATCCAAGCTTTATTTTATCAGGACACTCTATAATTTTATTATTGTATAATCTAGGAAATTGTAAAGGCTGTTCTTTATTTAATTTTATACCTACATACCCCATACTGTCTACATCATATGTTTCTGTTGTAGATAATATAATTATACTTTTACTATTATTATCAAGATCATTCCAATATTTATATTCTTTGCTAGAACTTAGCAATCTAGAGTTTATTAATTCATCAGCATATGCTACATCTAAATAACAATTAACGCCTACTTTTAACTCCATACTTATACTCCTATAAACAATAACACCTCCCTCCAAAATGGAAGGAGGTATCACCCTACTTATTAGTCTCCAGCTTTTATTACATTGTATGTCTCAGCTGTATTACCAGAACCAATTGTTACTGTCTCAACTCTAAGTCCATTATTAAATGATTCTTTCATGTTTACTTCTGTATTGTTCTTCTTAAATGCTATTTCATAGAAACCATGAGTTCCTATATTTGCATCTGTGAAACTAATTACAAGACCATTTAGCTTTGTATTAGCCTTTATACCTGCTTCACCTTCAGGTACTTCCATTTCTTCTACAGTTATACTGTCATAGTCAACATCTATTGCTTTATTTAATTTAAACGATACAGTCTGTTCACCAGTAAGCTTACTTTTAATTTCACTTATATTTACTACTAAATTATTGTCACCATTTACAAATATATATGCTTTTTGTTCATCTTCCCCACCTGATTTACTGTAAACAAGTGTTACAGTAGCATCTTCAGTTACATTTGAAATTGATCCAGTGCTTATCTCGTATTTATCAAACTCATAACCATCATGCTTAGGCTTAGTAAGATTATCTAAATACTCTGAAATGTCTGAACCAACATTTACAGTAGTTGAAGTTACAGTACTCTTTGTTACTCCATCAACTACTGTAATTGTAACTGTATCAGATGGGTCTACTGAAAAGATACAAGTGCTTTTGCTGATACAGGTCTTACAACTTCTGCACCATAAAGATTTACAGGCAGTACATAATCATTCAGTGGGTCTGAAGCTACTGTAAACACCTTGGTATCTTTATACTGGTCAATTACTGTATTCAACTTTTTATTTGTAGCGAGCACTGTACTCTGATCAATTTCATTAGATGAATAAATATCAAAACCATGAAGTCTACCAATGTATCCAAGTGCTATAACGCTTGCATCCTTCTCTGTCTGTGTTCTTGACAATGCTCTTGCTGTAGCATCATCACTTGTAAGAGCTGATTCAAATTCAGGAGGACAAACAACAACACGTCCTTCCTTAGGAACCTTGTTTTTCTCCATCTTTACCTTGAGGTCTCTAAGTACTTTATTTGCCTGTGCAAACGTAACTACCTGTACTTTAGACTGTACTGTACCAATTGTATTTGCCTGTGTTACACTATCTGCAATCTTTCCAAGTACATAAGTATCTTCATCTTCTGCCAGTGATACAGCTGCCGCATCAATAGCCCCTGCAAACAAATTCTTTGCTGTCTGCAATTTATCAAAATCACTAAACTTAAATGGAACACCTTTATACTGATTTACACTAATTGTTACTGCATCACCATTAATACCATTATACTGTATTTCACCATTAAGGTCCTGAGCACTGGACTTGTTAATTACATTTACTGTTACAGATGCACCATTATTAAGTACTACTTCTTCCTCATAATCCCTATTTGCTACAACATCTGTCAGTCTCTTATCTCTAAGTGCTAACACAACTGCATCCGTATACAGTTTCTTTGTCTCAATAGCCATGCTATATCCTCCTTATTTTCCTGCTAAAATATCTTTTATAATCTGTTCTTTATTTGCTTGATACTGTTCATTTGACATGTTCTCTAAACTCTTAAGTGTATAAGTAGTACCACTTGTACTCTGTTTTGCTACACTACCATTTACTGTTCCAACAACTTTTGTATCTGCTGTATCATATGATTTTCTAATTGTATTAAACACATCATCTGCACCTACTAAATTATAATCATCATCAACAGTAATTTCTTCATTGTTATTCAACTTTGTCTTAAGTCCAAGTACTTCGTATTCATTCTTCACACCAAGACTATTAATAAAATTATCAATAGACTTACTCTTTACTATTCCTTTAAACTTATTAGTCAGTTCAGTCATAGCTTTACTATTATTGTTATTAATTTCATCAATCTGTGTTTTCTTTTCATTCTCTGATGTCTCTTTATAAGTATCAAACTCATTTTTTAAGTTATTAAACTTATTCTTATCTACATAATCACCACCACTAACGTCTTTAAATTTTGCACCAGATGCTTCAAGTCTTGTATTAATTGTCTTCATTACATCTTCAGGTACATCTTTAAATAATTCTTCAAATTTCATAAGTTTTTCTCCTTCTAACATAAGTTTTAAATGACTTTACTGTCTGTATGCTGATATTGTTTAAATGACCAATATCACGTCACAATCAAAAATAAAAATACACACAATTTATTTTATTTTCAAATACTAATACATTATATGTATTAAATAAGGCTATATACATTTTATACACATGTATATAGCCTTTATTATTATTGTTTATTATCATCTATATAAGAACTGTCTTCTGATCTTCTTGGTATATTAAACCATTTATTCCTAAATTCTTCTATAGTCATTACGTTATTCTTAACTAATTCTAGGTCAAATTTCTTATCTTCTGTCTTATCTTCAACAATTGCTGTATCATACATAAAACTACAATTAAACTCTTCATTTAATCCTGTACCTAATATTTTATTACTATAATATATAATGCTCTTAAATAATTCATACATGAATTTACTTAGTGCTGACTCGTTACGCTTTATATTTCTATAACATGAACTATTTTCACTTATTACTTCTGTTGCAGTTTTTACAACTCCACTTGAAAAATTATAAGCATGCTCACCTAATCCACATGTTGAACTTATTAAATTAAGTGCTGTTTGTACGCCCTGTGTTATTGATTCAACTCTTATTTCAGGATTAAACTCTGTAAATGGAGCTTTAGCACCATAGTCCTGCACTTCCCTATTGTATCCAGTATAAAACATATAAGGTAGACTAGTTGTGTCCATTATTTTATTACCACGTTCATCTGTAGGTAATAAACTATAATCTGTTATTATTCGTTTTCCAGCGTTATCAAACTCTTGCTTAAATGTAGTAAATGCCATGTCAGCTGATTCTAATGCTGATAAACCATTTGCATAAATTGATAAACCATAAGGACTATACAAGTCATAATTATTTATAATTGGTAACTTAATTATTCTAAATAAAGGTATATTAGAACCAGTATTATATGTATCTATAATATCATCAGATGCATCACACAATTTATACTTACTGTCTTTATTTATTATCACTTTATTAATTATATCATAACCATGATCAGTTAAATTATGAATTGTTATATATATTTTATTATATGTACTATTACTAATTTTATCTTTTTCTTTTACAACATGTAAGAATGCTACTGATTCTATATTTCTGTTTTCATCCCAAGTTAATGGTATTATATTCATTGCATTATGATATAATAACTTAATCTTTGTTGTATTTCTATTACTTATAATTAAGTCATTACATTGCTTTAAGCCTTCAATACCCAACTCTACTGCACCTGTACCTAATGCACATGTAATTTCGTATAAACCACTCATGTTAGTCCAGAAGTCAGGACCTAAATAACCGTTTACTTCTTCTTTCCCAAACAAATAATTATTTACATCATTGTCATCTATATTAACAACTAAGTTATCATTAAATGCTAAACCTGCATGATCTTCACATACACGCTTAGCCATGTTGAGATGTGCTCTTGTTCTAGTAATTTTCTCTACACCATTTGTATCTGTATATGTATGAAAATCATCTGGTCCAGTTCCTTTATACCACTGTAACATATTATATATATTATTACTATAATATGAAACATCAAAGTCATAGACTTCAATATTAAGCTGGTTTCTAATTATCTTAATTATTTCACTTATGTTAATCATTGTTATCCTCCTAGTTCATGACTAACCCCTAATTATCTCATCATACATAGCATATCTTATACTATCTACACTATGATCTTTTTGATTTTCTTCAAGTACATTCATTACTTCTCCAGTGCTATCATCTACTTTAAACGAATAATCTTCTAATTCTTTATAAGTCAATGGACATCTATTTTTGTCAATATATATTGCATTTAATTGTTGTAACCAAGCTACACCCTGCATAATCTGCTGTTTAGGTGCACCCATGATGTTGTTACCATTTTTATATCCTAGTAATCTAACATTACATCCCCTATTATATAATGCTATTCCTGTATTTCCTACTGCTCCATCAACATTTGTTAGCTTATTATTTTTATTTATTTGTCTAAACATTGCAGCCAGATAATCATAAGTAGTATCTGTATTATCTGTACGTCCAGGTACATTAATTTCGTTAAATACATACAAACTTCTATTTACTTTATCATAGCCACACTCTACTATTCTATATGGATCACTTCCACCATTGCTCATGTCCATTCCAAATTTAGTAAAGTTATAATTAAAATTATCGTGAAATTTACTGTCATAAACCCAATCTTTGATATTCCAGAATACTGCACTGTCACCAGTTACAGGTTTTCCTAATTTATCCCAATCCCAAGCCTTCTTATTCTTTTTACGTTGACTTTCATACTCGCCAAGTATTTCCATTCCTAACCACGTGAGTGCTACTCCATCCCTAACTGCATCTAAATATGTACTATGATGTACTAATGTTCTTATATTTGTATGTAATACAACATCATCTGTAATTGTTTCATTTTCTTCAATAAAATAATAGTAATCACTATCATAGCCTAAGTCTATGCCACATGGTATATCTGCATACTCTTTATTCAACCAATGACTTTTCTGAAGTGGAGGATTATATGCTATCATAAAGCATGACTTGCCTGAACCACGTGCAAACGTACTATATAAACTGTTAATCTCATTGATTGATTTATACAGTGCAGCTTCTTCAACAAATATATATGCATAACCTAGTTCATCATCTGATGACATTGACTTCACTTCATCAACTGATAATGCTCCCATTATTCTAATTACTGCATTAGTTCTATGTCCATACTTATTTAATAATATAAACCTTTGGTTTGACTGTATATATTCAAAACGTGAACTTAAACCTAAAATGTTTATAAATTTCTTAATATTGTTTGCAAGCTTATCTTTAGATGATTTATCAGTACGTGTAATTGCTAAACATGATCTATTCTGTGTAGCACAACCAACTATCAATATCATAGCAGCTACAGCACTTTTAAAACTTGAACGTCCACCCTTCATCACAATCTTTTGTACTTTATATTTCATTGCGTCTTTAAATAGTGGTCTAAATGTTCTACTTATGTTCTTACTTAAATTTATTATTTTACTCATTATCTTTATCCTCCAATATAAAATTTATATCTGTTGAAATATTATCATCAACTGTATTATCTAATAACATCTTCTGTCTTACTATATCATACTTGTTTATCTTATCATAAGCTGATATTGCTATATTTTCATCTAAGTTATCTTTTGATAATACTCGTTTCATCTGATAATCAGCTAATGTTCTTAAATCTAAACCTCTTAATGTATAATATGCTTCTCTTAACTCTTTATCAGAGTCAATCATTTTCTTTACATTGCTTGCATACATTTTATCAGGAGGTATTGCATAAATATAAGGAAAATACTTAAACATTATGTCTCTGTATACATCCATTGATGAACAGTCAGGATGACTTGCTCTATAATTAGTTATCATTGCACACAACTGTATCAACTGACCAGACTCTCTAATCTTTTCACTATATGACTTCTTTCCTTTCACTTTGCTCATGTCATCGCCGTTTTCAAACTTCTTTGCTCTAACATTTTTTCTATTTTTTACAGTATTTGGATTAGGCTCAAACACTTTACGCATGTCAATATTATATTTACTCTTAGTATTCTTATATCTACTCATTGTTTTACTCCTTTATATAATATTATTACTTTTTATTCTTATACTATTACAAATAATGCCTATATCAAAGCTATATTATAAAAATAGCACTGTATACTCATTTTTAATTAAAATAAGTTATAATTATGATATGTTTAAGTTGATTTAGTGCAAT